GACCGTTGAACTTGAGTTAAGATTAGCACCAAGCTGGAATGTACCGCCGGGCGTATTTACAATGACCGAAAACGTGATGGTCTCACCGGCGCTGGTAAAGGTCATGGTGCCGCGCCCAGAAAAGGTTTGAGTCGCTGTGCCCGATATGGTTACGCCCGATCCAAGGATGAATGAGCCATAGTGGGTTACCGCTGCGCCATGATCAAGGGTAATTGCATTAGTGCGAGTGGAGCAGTCAAAGACGCCTATGTTGTAATCTGCGAGATTAAGCGTTCCGGTTAGCGTCGTGCTGTTGTTAATAATGGCTGTATCTTGAGCCAATGGAAAATTGTTGTTGCTACCCGTGCCGCCGGAAGTCAGCGCCCAAGAAGAGGAACCAGCCCAAGAGGTGTTTGTGCCGACTCGGTAGACAGTCTTGGCGGCGGGAAATGTAATGCCACTGTTGCCGCCGCAGTCACCTCCGCGAGTGGGCGAAATGGGTGCAGCCGCGCCAGCAATGGTGATATCGCGGAAGTCGCAATCGTTGGCAGACACCACATCCGCCGTGATAGTACGGGTAGTGCCAATGGTATCGGAGCGGACAAAGGCGCGCCGAGTGGCGGAACTGCCCGCGCAAGTAAGGTTGTCGGTGACAATTTGATTTGCTGAGATGACAAGCTGGCTCAAGCCAGAAGCAGATGCGGACAGAGTTAGGTTGTCGAATGTATTTGCCCCCGTTATAGTACGGGTACCTGCGGTGCCAGAGGTAAAAAAAACATTTTTGAAAGTGACGCCCCCGCCATTAAGAGTAGCGGTGCTTTCGGATATGTTAATCTGGGAGATGCCTCTGTTGAATGTTAAATTGGTTGATGTGGTAAAATCAATCGCATTCGCAGTTGTGGACAAGTTAACTGTACTGGAACCTAGATTTATTGTTCTTACGTTTGAGTAGCTCGAAAATAGACTAGAAGTGGTTAAGCTGAAGTTTGCAGTGGTAAATGTTCCCTGCGTAATATTAACTGTACGAATTGCGCTGGTAGTCAGAGCGTCTCCCAACGTCAACGTGATGCCAGAGCCATTGACCGTGACGCCACCAAACGTCTTGCCTGCCGTCGTCAGTGTGCCTGTGCCGGTAAACGTCACCGTGCCGGTATGGGTATAGGTCATCCCCGCTACCAGCGTGATGCTGCCCGCAACCGTGATGGCAGCCGTGCCGGTGATTGTCCCGGTAAACCCCGTGCAGTTGATCGAAAGCGCACCCGTGTTGCCGGTCGCAATCGTGCAGGTGCCTGTGGAGAGGTTTGTGAAAAACACAGCATCAGCCGTAGTCGGAACAGACGCACCGCCAGCGCCACCAGATGTGGTTGCCCACTTGGTGCCAGCCGTGCCGTCCCAGCTCGCCGTGCCGCCAACCCAATAGCGATCAGCCATCTGGCATAGCCTCGTCAGCAGTGACCACGTTGGAAGTCGCTTCGACAAACGCCAGCCAGTTATTCAGCCGCTCGCGCTGCATCTCGGCAATCTGCTCGTCCGTCAGACCGTGATCCGCAGGCAGATAAAGCGCATCGCGGAACACACCAAGCGGCGTCGAAAACTCGAAAATAATCCTGTCCATGTCCATCATGCCTGCGTTACGGCTGCAACAACGTCCCAGAAAACGTCCTGGGCATTATAGATGCAGCCTACATAAGTGGCTTTGCTGGCGACGGTTGTCGTGGGCAGCGTTACACCGACAGCCCGGTAAGCACCCGACGAGGTAGTCCACGTCAGAGCGCGGCCTGTGCCGTTATCCTCGAACCGCAAAATCAAATGCTGACCATCGACAGGTGTGCCAGAAGGAGCCGCAATAGTCGCGGCAGTATCAAGCGCGGTGATGTTGTACTGGTCCGCTGTATCGCCGGTGGGCGTGATCGTACCCGCGGTGGCGGTGCCGACCGTGCCAATCCGGGGAGTGACCCGCTTGTTCGTCAGCGTCTGCGTGTCGGTCGTGCCGACGACAGCCCCAGACGGTGCCGTCACGGCTGTGAAAGCAGAAGCTCCGTTCCCAACAACAAGGCCAGTGAGAGTTGTCGCGCCCGTGCCACCATTAGCAACCGCTATCGTGGCGCCAGCCCAAGTGCCATTGATGCTGCCATTAACGTCCAGCTTTACAGTAGGCGTCGACGTACCAATCCCAACGTCGCCAGCGGCGCTTACCACAAACGGCGTGGCATCCGGGTTAGAGCTATCCTCAACCACCAGCGCGTTGCCAGCGCCAGTCTGCGTGATGCGGAGGGCAGCAGACGAGCTATTGACCTCAATGAGGTTTGGCTGATCCTCGACGTTCGTTCTACTCGCAGGAAGGCTGATAAACACATCCTTCGTGCCAGCGCCGAAGGTAACGACGCTTCCTCCGTTACTGGACGAAAGAATGGTCGTGCGGGCCAGAGTTGTCGGGGCAGTAAACGTACCGATCCCCACTTCCCAATTAGAGCCGCTCTGGTCTGCTATCGTGTAGAAGGTCGTGTCTGCGGTATCGAGAACCGCGTCAAAGCTTTGATAGCCCGTCACAGCGCCAGCAAGAGCAATACTGCCCGTGCCTGTTGTAATCGAGGTCTCTCGAACGCGGTCTGCGATAATAAAGGGCATCTCAGTTCACCCTAACAATTGCGCTCAAATCTGTGATTTGAGGAAACTGAACCTGGAAGGTATTGGCTGCCGCAAAGCGCGTGGACCCAAAATCCAACACAAGACAGGCTGGGTTGGTGTAAGTGTGGCCCGGTGTGCTGTTATAGATCAGCGCGCCTCGCGCAGAGAACGAAGCACTCGTCCACGTCGCCGTCCCAAACGAGCAAACCCCAGCAAGGTTGTATTCGGTTGGCCCTATGTTCGTTAGGACCAAACCCCCTGCGGTGTATCCTGCCCCAGAGATCTCACCCACCGTCGAGTATGCCGTAGTGGTTGAGTTCAGATTCGCAGCCTCCGTATAGAGGGCAATCTTAAACACATCACCACCAGCTATACGAAAGTCATGCACGGCTTCAAGAAGCTGTTTCTTAAAGCTCGTGCAGAAGGCTTGGATAATCGCCATTGGTCAATCCTACGCTGGAGTAATACGCGGGAGATCAAGGCGGAAGTTGTCACGCTTATCCATACCTTCACCCAAAACCTTCAAGCGCCCAAGAACCTCTTCGTAGCGCTGACGGTAAAGCGTCTGAAGATCTGCGTCACCTTTCATATAGACGTACGCCTCAGACAGCGCCCCGTAAAACAGAACACTTTCCGTATTGTCGCCAAGCCAAGACGTGCCCGTCTCAACAATACTCGGTGGCTCGTAGAAGTAGTGAAGCTCTACCTCAAGAAAAGCGTTAGGCGTCGGTGCGACCACAAATGTGGAGTCGTTAAAGAGTGCGTAATACCGAGGCACGCCCGTTACCGCAGGGTTTGGGAAAGCCTCATTGATGTAGCCAACCTCTTTCTCCAGCATGTAAGAGTACACGCCGGAAGCACTTTTCACCGCCATAGAGTAGGCGGCAAGGAAGTCTTCTGGGGTGGCAAGATACTTGTTGCTAGACAAAAAGCTAGATGTAGCGTTGCGCTTGAGGGCTGGGATCTGAACGGACTGGTAGATCCGGTCTTCTGCCAGCCGCACAATCTGGGGAATAGCGGCAACAAATTCCGTCGATGAGTTCTGCGTATAGTCTTGAAGCAGAGCTACGAGCGTCGTGTAATTCATAGCCGCCTAGTTCCTCAGCCCATTGGACCGTGCGCCATCGTGCCCTTGGTCGCCGCGCCCGTACCACGAATCTTCGTGGCCTTCTTGGGCGAGCCCTCGTTAGCGACAATAGCGGCGTTCGGAGCCTTCTGAATACCCTTGTCGGTAACCGGCTTCAGGTCATACGCACTCGCGTCAACCGTGTTGACGCCATCCGGCGTCTTCTTACCGTAAACATTCCCGCCAGTCTGGTTCATGGCGCGAGCAATGTTGCGCCCGCGCTTCTTCATGTCCATGCTGGTCGGCGTGTGTGTCTTGCCCTTCACAGCCCGCTCCTATCCAATGTAAATGGCAACATTGCCAACATTGCCGTTTGTAGTGGTGGCAGAATTACCAACCGGGTTCCAACCGCACAGGCTTCGTCCTGGGTTAATATCCGGTCTCGGATCCTGCAAAGCAACCGGATCGTTGATTGGGAACTTGCCTAGCTGATACTGAGGATGATCAACGTCATTGCACTCTTCGCATACCTTTAGCCCGGTTGGCTTCTGGTTTACGACTTGCCAAGTGAGATCCCTTAGATCTGCTCTCTGATAACAACGTTCACAAAAAGCATACGCCTTATTGCCACGAGCAAACTTCACGCTCATGGATACGACATCCAAGGCACAAAGCGGGCAGGCTCGCGCCCACGATCTTCGTCTGCCGCAAGCTGGAACTGCTCCAGGTATTCCTGCTTCAGCATGGGAACACGAGACGCAGCCTCCGGACGCTTCATGGCGATATGAAACGCCAAGCCAGCCACGAGACAGGGAACAAAACGGACAGGAGTGTCCATTACGTCAGTTGCCGTAGAGGCGTCCTGGATCCGGCGCATCGTCCAGTAGAGGATCGTGTACGGCAAATCGGGTACCGGCCACAGCGTGTACTCGGGATTTATCTGCCGGTTCACGTAGATCTGAAGGGGGCGGCCCGTAGTGTTTTTGTTCGGCAGGGTGGCGTAATCGCCCACGCCAATACGAGACACCGTATAGTCTAACGGCGAGCCGCTGGTGGTCACGCGGATCATCGTCTCAATCACATCAATCGTGTCAGCGGGAAGCTGATACGTCTTAACCCCAGGCGTCAAAACAAGGGTGTTCTCCTGGACCGTCCAAAGATTCAGGCCGCGATTAGCCCACTCAGCCGCGAGAATATTCAGGGAGCGGTGTGCAGTACGAAAGTCGTAACCCGTGCGAGCCTCCAGGCCCGCGCGCTCATACGCCTCTTCGATGAGATCTACGATCTCAAGATTCCAGACGGCTGTGCCGGAGGTTGTCATTTACGGGCGCCCAAGCTTGGAGTTCGTACGAACAACCGGCTTATTCTTTCCGCTTGGAGTTATAGGCCAAGCCTTGCGTTCTGGGCCAGTTTTCCTTTTAGACATCGTCGCCTTCTGAGACGCCGACATCTTGTCGGCAGCAGCGGCTGGGCGGCAGGCAGGATAAGAGCGCTTGGACTTCTCGGAACCACTTCGCCCGCACGGCTTGCCGGTCTTTACGTCCACCCACTTCTCACCAAACCATTTACCCAGGCCGCCCTTCACTTCTTCGACACCCTATTATCCGGCCCCCGCCAAGTGCCACCCTTCTTCTTGTACTCCTTGGACGCCCAGGCATTCGCATAGGCAGAGGGGTACACGTCGAACTTGGCTTTGGCAGCACTCTTGGCGGCAGACCACAGCTTTGGGTTTTGCGGTTTAACCTGACCACCCTCAGCCATGCGAGAAGACTCGGAGAGTGCAATTGCCACAGCCTGCTTCGGGTTTTTCACCTTCTGCCCGCTGGACGATTTGAGGGAGCCCTCCTTGAATTCTCTCTGGACTTTTGCTATCT